TTTTAATAACTTATGCAGCCTTCTCAAGCTGCGGACCAGTGCTGGGTGGTCAATCCCAGCAACAACGATCCTGTGGGTTCACTCCCACAGATGGTAGGGTCAAACCTACCCGATGCATTTAAGCATCGCTTCTTTCAGAAACCTGAAAGTTGGTCTGACAAGAAACTGTCAGCGTGGATTCTTAGGAATCCTATCTTAGACCTCTGTCTAAGATTGGCCACCATAGATGTTGGCCCAAACGGCAAAGGCTGTTTCGACCCGAAATGGTCGCGAGAACCCCTTAAGGGTTCTAGAAGACTCCATTCAATGATTGGAGGTAAGGTCCCTTCCGGAACCTTTAAAAGGATGCTTTGCGCGTCCTCTCGACAATGGAAATTTGTCGAAGAATGTTGGATTGCCAACATGCATACTGTTCTTTTGAATCAGTATTTCGATCCCGTTAAGCGAGATCGTCATCTGTTTAAGTCGATTAAACAGTATAAAATCTGGTTTGTCAGATTTGCGTTCGAAGGAACGCGTCGCGTTAAGCGACATAGAGACGGACATAGGTTCCGTGTCTTTATCCCCTCAAATTTTGAGAGGCTTCTTCAAGGTTTGAAGAAAATTGCAGGAATTCTGCAATGGGTCGCCTTGAGCGACATGAAGGAGTACAATGCTGCTCCTCCAACTATCCCTTACTGGAAGGGATATCACTCTGAAACTCAGAGTCTAGAACTTGTTTGGTTCTCAGGTCATTTACTGACCTGGAGGAGTTGTCTGACTCCTAGAGAATTCGATGAACGCGAATTAGCGAATCTTTGTCAGATTCGTACCTTTGGCAGAGCTCTGCCATGCCCTACACGTGAAATGTGTAGATCTGCTTTTGAAGAGCAGATGGAGATACTCACTAATGAGTATGAAACGCCGCAAGACGTTTTACGAACCGTTGAACGGTTCGCCCAAAGAATTGGGCAAAAACTAGGCATACGTGAGATGCCTCTTTCTACTCACATATCTGTGAGTACATCTGGCTGCTTTGAACGCAGTCAGAATGACGGCGGTATCGCCGGCGAGATATCCGAATGGATATCTATGTTAGACATTCCCATGTCTGAGGTACGAGTTGTACCTCATGGAATTCCTGGTTGCTTTCCAGTAACCCTTACGGAATTCATATCTGAGTTCCCTCAGATCATAGACATTCGAGATGTCTATGGGGAAATGTTGTTTCCCCGCCCTAAATCCTTTTATGGATTTAGTCAGACCCTTAAGAGTGTGGGTCTTAAAAAGAAAGAGTTAACTTTCTTACAAGTCCTCTATGGAGGAGCTGGTCTTTCGGCTAAACGTCGAAAGGTCTCCAAGTTGATTGGAGAAGAATCTCTTCCATCGGAGATTGGTAAAGCTTGTCTTTTGATGGCAAGCTCATTCGCCTTGGATCAAGGTGAATTTCTTTCGGATATAAACGCCGAAAGGGTCACTTTTGACCACTATCTCAAAGTTGGAGATAGAATGATCCCAATCGTATCGGGACCAGTAATGAGATACCATCTCATTTATAGGCCTATATCTATGCCTAAAGCAGAGTTGAACTGCTTAGCTGAGCCTGGAGCGAAGACCAGGCCGCTTGGGAAAAACCAAGCTTGGTTCACTCTCGTGACCAGAGCCATGAGGTTCATGGCTGAACCCATCATTGCTCGTGATGGAAGGGCCAGAATTGGCCTTAGGTCCACAAATAAGATGTGGTCTTTCCTTAAGTATTTAGGGAAAGTTGGTCCTGGTTTCCAAGACCCAATCGGTCAGTCGACCGATTACAAGTCTGCTACAGACTTGATTCCTTTAGATGTTCTAAAGGCAATCTGGGTTGGCTTCCTCAGAGGCCTACCAGATCGACACCCATTTTGGGTGTATGGCACACTTATTACGTGCCAGAGGGCCATTTACAAGGCCAAACCCTTCAAGGGTTTAAGTAAATACCCTGATGGTATTTTGAACCGTAGAGGTTCATTCATGGGTGAACCCATGTCATTTCTAACATTAACGTTAGAAAATCTCCTTGTTGAGGAGATATCGGATTACTTTTACTGTAATCCCGGTGTCCCACTATGGGACATAAGTAACCTAGGGGTTACTTTCGGCAGGAACCCCTGCTGTATCTGCGGCGATGATGTCGCAGCCCTAAGAGAATCTCTTAGGAGAATTCTACTTTTCCGCAAAGTAGCAATTGCCATGGGATGGCAATTCTCCTGGAAAGAAGGTATCTCTAGGAGAATCCTCATCTTTTGTGAGGATCACGCTTTACTTTCCGGTAAAGGAGACGACTTTAGAGCCGTCTATATAGACGTTGTTAAGTCACGTCTTCTCACGACCATGTCGCGAGAACACTCCGACAACCGGAGTTCTATCCTTGGAAAGGGTAGAATGTTAAGTAATCAACTTGATTACTTTGAGGACAAAAACCTCAAAATAGCCATCCTTGGCTATTACAGAAACATCTTCGACAGATGTTTTGATTACAATATAATTCGTAATCAGGCATGTAAAATGCCTATTTACCTGCCTCCATGTGCAGGTGGTATGGGTATCCCCATAGTTGATACTCTGATTCCAGAGTTTATGTGGCCTTATATTGGCTACATATATGAAATCCTTAGTATCGAGGATTGGACAGAAAGATTCTGTCGACTTGAGGAGCTATCCTCACTTAACCATCGCGTAAAGCATGGTTTCTCTTCCGATACGGCACCTGTGTTAAAACAGGTCTTAGCCTCCTTCTCGAGGGCCGTTCCTTCAGAGGACTCCCTTTACAAGGGAGATGCAATATATGAGGATTCTCATATAATGGGCTTGTTCGCCCAACTTGGGATCGAATGCCCAAGTGACCCATATACAAAGAAATGGGATTTCTCATCGCTGAGAAATGAAGCCGCGAGACTCGGCTTTGTCCCTCTCTCTTCCCTTCCGGAAGAGGTTGAGAGGGTTCTTAACTTCCAGGCTTTCCTGAAAGGCGGCGCCCAAAGGGAGCCGAGAACCTTCAACAAATGGTTGAAGACCTCCAGGAGATATTGGAGGAAGGCCTTTTCAGGTCGTGACAGCGGTAAGCTGTCTAAACTCGGGAAATCTGAGTTTAAATCTATTGCCTTATTAGAAAAGGCAATCACCCGCTCATTTAATGGGTGGGTTTATGTTGGAGATGATCTCGAACATATGAGTTTGATAAACTCAGGACCTTCAATGAAAGTCCATTTTACTTCCACCTCAAAACTCGGTGGAAGACTTCGGCTTTATCCGAAGAGCTACGCCGTCGAGGCGGCATCGTAGACATATGATGTAGGGTGACTGGCTTGAGAACCCAGCGCCTACAGGGTGACCAACCCTGTTAAAGTTATGATAATA